AAATCTAACTTCTGGAATTCCAAACAAATCCCTATTCAAATTTGCAATCTCAAACCTTTCCCCAAACTCCCTCTTATCAATGTTGAAAAACTCCAAAACTTTATCCGCTGCTCTGGCTCTGATATCCTCCTCAAAGAGTTTAAATTGACCATCCAAGAAAACAGTAGCCACAAGGTCAATTGTACGAACAAGACCATCTACAATAGTAACCTCATCTGTTAACATCTTAAATTCATTTAAGTACTCTAAGAGTTCCTTCTTATAAATAATGGAAGCCCTTTCTACCTGACGGTCTGAAGCCTTAGCCACCACGTAAATATCAATCATATTGGACCCAGCCCCAGAATTTCTAAGAACAGCATTAGCTTTGCCTGCTAACCCTGCCGTACTGACAAACTGGTTAGCGAACGCAGTATAGTCTTCTCCTGTCACAGCCCTGTATTGGGTCTTGAAGAAATAAGGAGCCCATCTTTTAGCATGTTCAACTGTCTCAGAATTCGCTCCACCAGTTGAATGGGTTAAGTTCTCAACAGAAACACTAACCGTTCCTTCCGTAGAATGTTCAGCATTAATGTTAACATTTAGAGTTTTGGAAGGGATGTTACCTCTGTCTCCTCCTCCAACCCTGTACCAAACAGCATAATCATCATTAGACTTAGGGCTTTTGCCTCGTGCGTTATCTCCAAAAATAAGAGTAGCTGAATAATTTGAGTCATAAACTTTCTCAAATACCTGAGAAGTACCGTCTTCAGCCAAGAACAAATTTCGCACTTCCCTAAAAATTCCATCCTGCAACGAGGATACTACAATGCTTCCCTCAATAATAGAGGAATCAGAAAGTTTAATAGATTTGATAGAGTCCCTTTCAGAAAAAGACCCTACAGCTTTTTTCAGTTGCCCCTCCAACAAAATCAAGTTGTTAAAGAGAAGACCTTCATTATTCAGCGAAAGTCCACTGGTTTCAAGAATGTCTGAGGATTCTAAATCAGCCTCTCCCGTACTTAAATCTACTTTATACAAGGTGTAGAAAAGATTTCCTCCATCCTTAGTACTAGTAATACTAAATGTTCGATTTTTAAAAGGAACTCTTAGAGAGTCCGTATCATCCACGACAGCCGTAGAAGGAACCGTCATGAGACAGGTAGCTTTAGAAGCCAAAGGACCTTTCATAGAAACTCCAATCAATTGCAATAGTTTAGAGAGATTAGTCTCTGTTTTTACCGTTGGTAAAAAAACTTCGTTTGCAATCATGTCCGCCTTAAAAGAAGTGGTGCTAGCCAAATAAGCAAAAAGCTCTGTAAGCATTACACCCAAATCCGACTCCACAAAGTTATTATAGTCTGTAGGATAAACTGCTCTAATATAATTCAAAAGAGCGTTCTTGTACTCATAAAACCCATCAACAGAAAAATCTAAGTATTCAGCTTTTAATTCTTCTGGAATTGCTCCTAGAGAAAGAAAATCTGATTGGATAGTTCCATCAAATGCACTTGAGTTGTAAATTGATTCTAAATTTGCCATTATACTATTAAATCCAATACGTGCTGATTCAAAATGTCTCCTTTAACTTGAAAGTACATTCTTATGAAGACAACATTCCTGTCTTCTTTACCCATCCTCTCATCCGGAGCAATCTCCAAACTTGTAATTTTTACACGAGGCTCATATTTTTCTACCGTAGAAGTTATATCTTCTTTTATTCTTTCCTTTAAGGAAGCATTAAAAGGCTCAAATACAAACCTTCTAAGATTGGTCCCAAAATCAGGACGCATTGGACGCTCACCCCTAGAGGTAAGAATAAGCTGCTTAAGACCAGACATTATAGTCTCCAGTCCATCCGTTCGCGTGAAAAACCCTCCGGTTCCTGTATCTAAAACAGGAAACCCTAGCCCAAGAATTGAAGGTTTTTTGGAAGTGGTAATGTAATCGATATTTGGCTGTCCAACTACCATGGTTAAATTTGAATATTTTTAAAGTATGCTTGTTGAGCCTTATAATTTTTTAAGACTTCATTACTAGTTAGGGGTTTATCATATACCTTGAAACTACCTATAAAACCATCAAGTCCACTTCTGGACTCAGAATCCAGAGGAGGGGAGTGCTGTCCTATTCCACTAGCGTCATAAGCGTCATTCGTATTAGAGCCTAAAAATCCCGAAATGGAGATTCCGTCTGTGAAGCCTCCTCCGAGAATCCAAGGAGTAAACGCTCCTAAATCTCCAAGTTGACCTACCCGAGGACCATTTACGGATGCTGGCTGGAAGCTATCGTCATGCCCATCGGAGGACGATGTCGTGAGGGTTGGAGTCTTAAGGTCTTCATCCACTCCCATTCTAAAGGTCGTCGCTAATGCCGCAGAGTTTAAAAGGTACCCATCCTGATAGAGGGATACTGTGTCCTTAACGTAATCAAAAGTTAGGGAAAAATGAGAGAACGTTGATGTGACATCCGTAAGTTGAGCTCCTTTACTTGTCGTAGCAGCTGTTCCCGTTTTAAACCCAACCTCTTCTATTCCTGATGCATGAGGATAATTCGTAGCACTATCAAAGCTTCCATACTTTTCTGTGATACAAACAGAGGGTCTTATAGAGGAGCCTTTGTTTTGGGAGATGGTAGGGAGGACGACAAACTCAGTTCCTGAGGGGGACGAGATACCTCCTCTATCTCTAAACCCTATAATGAGTCCATGTGTCAAGGTCGATTTAGTCTTGCTATTTTCGTCCAGTCTATCCGAGAGCATTGGATTGGGGTCCCCAGAAGGTTTACCTCTTCCAGTATTATCGTTGGAAATAACAAGCCTATACCTATGAGCATCTGTAAACGTTAAGTTGGGCATGTGCATCCAAAAATCAAAGGAAAAACCTCCGTTAAGACCCGTTTTAGCATCTACCATACGCTTTGAGACCATATCTTCCAATCTACGAGTTGCAAGATATATTTTATCTTCTTCCAAATTCCAATTATTGGGAAGCCTCACATATGAGCCCCCATCTTGATATCTCGTCCCTCGCAGCTTAGGAATACTCAAACCTGACGGGAATGCATAATCTACACTAGAGGCAACAAGTTGTCCATTAAGTAGACCCCCAGAATCCGGAGCAATATTATCTAAAATAAACTCCGTAGAACTAGCATCTACAACATCAGGTCTTAGAAAATTATAACCCAAAACCATGCCTTCTGTAACCATACCATCTCTTAAAGATTTTACAAAAGAACCATCCCCTGAAACCCCACTATCCCCTTCAATTTTTACAAACTCTGTAGGTGCGATAGTATCTAAGGAAAATCTCTCTAAATATGAGAATTTCTGAGGAGGAGACACAAGAAACTTGGGCTGCAGAGGAAGAATAGTATCATCCAAATCCTCTGATAAAAGAACTAACTCAGCTTGGTCATCTAAGGAGATATCAATAGGCTGCCCTTTTAAAAATGTAAAATCATTTATTGGAACTCTATCAACAGGATGCCACTCTTCCTCACCTGTCTGTGAGGTATTCTCCAAAAGAACATTAGGACCTAAAGTACTAAGCCAAATACCAGGGTCTGTCACAGTATCCGTAAACCCATACTTAGATTGCCCAAACAAAGCTACTAATTGCAACTGCTTCTTACGTTTTTTAATCTTAAAATCGTAAGTTGACGCAACAGCCGCAAGACTGTTATAGTAATTCACAACTAACGCACTGTCATCTGAATACCCAGAATCCTTTAGTTCTGAAATTTGAGTATCTACGATACCAATATGACGAGCCTTATCTTTTTCAAAAGTTTGAAGAACGTCGTCAGCGTCGTAAAACATAGCAACCATCACATCTTCAGAATCGTACTCAAAATCTAAAAGGGTATTGAAAACCCCTTCTAAATTCTTTTGTCCATAAACTTTTCCTTTACCCCCAAGATTTGGTGGAAACTCTAAATCCCAATCCTGAGAATTAACTACAACCCCTGTGACATCAGGAATCCCTCCTGTTCGGGAATCGTAGTATAAACCGTCCTCAGAAAGAACAAATTGTCCGTCCACAGAAATTGGAGGACCATACACCAAATCAAACATTGGGGTTGGAAGGTTAGGGTCCTCCGAAGAAAGTTGGTTTGTAATAGATTGGAATCTTTCTAAGTTTTCCTCAAAAGGAAAAACAATATTATCCTGTACAAAAGTAATGAAATTATCTGCTGGAATAGAGCCGTCAAACAGAGTGGGATTAATGGCTGGCTCTAGAGAAGGGTCTTCAACCCTATCTGCAATAACTTCTTCCAAAGTGTCTAGAACACCATTTAAAGACATGACTTCTACTTGAAGAGCAGCAATATCAGATTCTAAAGTGGAGGTCTCATCATGAATCCTCTGTAGCGCAGAAGGGTCAAGATGCATCCCGTTAAAGTGAGCATTTAACTCTAAGATGGTTTCCGTCACTTTAGCTTTAGCATCAGCTTGGTCGAATCCAGGATTAGTAAACAAATTTTCATTAGGAAACTCCGCCAGGGATGCGTCAAAGAAATCCGTATTGGCTTTAACGGGAAAACTTTGCTGTGATGCCGTTTGAGAAGCGTTTTCTAAAGAACCAAACCCTTGAACAGAAGACCTACCTCCAGAAGGATTAATAACGCTTCCTGTCCCCTTCAGCTTATCCAACCTTGCTTGTTTTTGCGCGATAGTATTATTAAGTTTAGATTTTTGAGCTGCAGCTGTATTCCCCATAGCCGTAATAGAAGTAGACGGCATATATTGAAAGTGGTCTTTTGTTAAGTTGGTTAATCCCATATTAATATCTCGCTGCTTGGAAATCCAAATCGAGAGACCTAAAATCCAGGTCTCTTACAGTTAGTAAATCTAGCCCATCATCATAATACTCAACTACAGAAATTAATGCGCGTAATTTATTAACAGAATTAGTGTTTTGTGGTTTAACCGTAAGAAAATCTTTTGGCTGAAGATACATCGGAGCATCCAAAACTGCAAGTACTGCACCAGCGGGAATATATCCATTCTGGATAATGTCATGCATTGCAGAAGAAGAATAATCGTATCTGTAGTACGCTACAGTTCTTCCATCTCCGTGATAAACAGTAGCACTAACATTCTTTTCACTGTCATCCACCCACTTCACGTCAACTTCATAATCTGACGAAGCTGTATTCGCTATTTGAATACTTTTAATTTCAGCGTAAAGAGCCTTACTGTTGACCGCGTAAGTCAAAATATCTTCCGTTGCGGAAGGAGCGTAGCTAACAGTAAATCGTTTTTCTTGCATCTTTTATTTAGGTGTGGGCTTTACAGGGTCATTTTCATAAACAACTTGTTGCGAGGGGGTTGTACAAAAAACTAGTGTCGCAGCTTGAAGTCTACTTGGACCTGCAGGCTCGATTGTATTTAGGCTTTCGGGCGATACAGGTTCAGGTAGAGACCGTAGGTATAGGTCTCCAGGTCGGATGACCCCATAAGGACCTCTTTTAATATCCACCCCAATATATCCATTATTTTTGTACCTCATCTACCCTCCTACGAATACGTCTCCCGAACCTTGTGCAGAATAAGAACCACAGACAACAGAATCTCCAACGCGGCTCAAAGCGCGTCCGTTAATAAAAACACTTTCACTTCCTTGACCCATCACAGAATCATGAGTAGGAAAAGGGAAAAGTGTACAGGTGT